TGATCGTCTGGCCGGGAGTGCCAACGTAGTTCCACACGTCTTTGTAGAGAGACGCAAGGGACTGGTCCACGTCATTCGCCAGCGTAATCATCGCCGGTTCAATGTAGCGCTTGGCGACTTCCTCAATTGAAAGCGTCATGTCGGCTGCGGTGTACGACCAAGACACGTGCTTCTGAGTGCCAACCGTGATGCTGGTCGAGCCTTCAGTGATGTCCTGATTGGACCGCGTTGCGCCGGTCGTGGCGGTGAACTTCACCGGACGACGGATACTGACGGTATCGCCGACTTTGGCGAACTCTTTCTTGTAGTCGCGGTGAACATTGCGACCAAAGACGAGGTTGTTTTTCAGATGCACGAGCGCTTCTTTGGCGATCATGCTTGGAGTTAGGAGAGCATTAGCCATTGTGGCTGATCCTTATGAAATCAGCCCGCCTTTAACTGCTTGTTTCGATAAGCGAAGTATTCTTCATTGCTCATCTTTGACGGGTCCGTTGTTGCTTTGGAGCCGCCAGCAAGGGTGCGGGCTGGTGTTGGGGCTTTGGTCCGCTTCTTCCCAGGCAGGGTCGCTTTCGCGGCAAGCCGGGCAATTGCCATGGCCTGTCCGGTGGGCGTCAGCTTGGAAATGCGTTCCGATTCATCGGGGTTTTCCACGAGGTAAAACGCTGCTGCGTGGCCGTTGTCTGCTTCGACTAGCGCGTCTGCCATGACCGGCGTCATTGCTACGTCTTCATCCGCAATGATGTCGGCAAAGCCATCGAGTAGCCCGTCGCCTTTCGTCACCCACGCCTGACGCTTTTCAACCGTCTCGCGTTCCTGACGCTGCCGCGATGTCTCATTTGCACGTTGGCGAGCCTCGAACCTTGCGGCCTCGATTTTCGCGTTCGTGCCATGCTCAACCGCAGCGGCCACGTAATCGTCGATTGACTCAAAATCCTCGAACTTCGGCGCTTGCTTCGGCGGCTGTGGTTGCCGTGCGGGCGCTGCCTGCGCCTGCTCCACCATCTGCTGCCGATAGACCGAGTTCTCCGCTTCAAGCCGCGCTAGACGACGCTCCAACCGGCCCGGGCGTTTCCGCTTAGGTCGTGGCTCGTCATCCCCTTCGCCATCGTCACCGTCAGCCTCATTGGCTTCGGTTTCAGTTTCGTCTGCATCATCGGATGGCGCATCGTCAGTTGCATTCGTCGCGGTATCCGCCGCATCGGTTTCGGCTTCCGGCGTAACGGACGCATCGTCCGCTTTCACGTCATCGGTGTCTGCCAAGGCTTAGAATCCTTCTTGTTGCGCCCCAGGTTCGGGCATTAAAAAACCCGCCTCAGTGGGCGGGTTCGGTGGGAGTTGCTGTTGCGGCATCATGCCGGGCGGCAGATCGGGCGGTGGCCCGGTGAGCGCCGAGAGCAGTTGTCTGATGCCAGCCATATCGGCCTGCATTTGGGCCATCATTTGCGCTGTTTCGACTTGCGTCTGCTCGGCGTCGGCTCGCGCTTTGGCTGCGTCAGCCTCGTACTTGCCAGCCATCGCCATGTCCTTTTGTGCGCTCGCCATAGCGGCAGGATCTGGCTGCTGTTCCTGTTGCGGCTGCTGTTGCATGTCCTTCGGCATTTCATCTTGCGTCAGGAGGCCAGGGTTCGTCTGCATCATCAGCTTGCGGATGCGGTCTTTAATCGGGTCTTTGTCCGGCCAATCCTGCGCCTGCACGTACAAGTCGGCGATGTAAGCGCCCATCTGCGGCATGGACTGAATGAACTGCTGCATGGAGTCCGCGGCCTCTTGGCGGCGCGTCTGGTATGCCGGGCCAACGTCAACTACAACGTCGTATTTGCCGGTGTCGAAGCCGTAAGCGCGTTCGTCGCCATGTGGGTCAATGGTGGCGTTAATCCGCGCCGTGCTTTCCGTATCGTCATCGCCAAGAATGCGAATAACTCGATCTGTGTCGTAAATCGTCGGGATGATTTCGACCATCAGCTTGCCAGCGTATTCAATCGAACGCGCCAGATTGTCGATGAACGTATAAGTGCCTGTGTCGGATTCCATCTGACGTTGACGGATCGCAACGCCTGACGTTTCGTTCGAACGGTTGCCAAGGCCAGCGTCGTAAATGCCTGTCGTGGCCTTCATGTCTTCAGCCGCTAGGCCGATTTCCTGGCTCCAAGCCTGTGACGCCATCGGCGGGGCGATGCGTTGAGGCATAGCACCTGGCGCGTCTGGGTCGGCGTTGTAAGGCAGAATAGGATGGTTCGCCGTGTTAGACGATTTCCATATTGATTCGTAGCCCTCAATCATGCGGCGAGTCGCGATATACGGCGCGCGTGGCTGCAATGCGCCGGCCTCAACCTGCGCCGTCCGGCTGTAATTATACATCCGCTGTGCGTCTTTGGCGAAGCGAATGAGGCCATGCCGCACTGTGCGGTCGCCGACGGGGATTTCTTCGCCAATGACCGGGATGATCGGGATGCGCTTACCAGGGAACGTCGTGGGCGGCTCAAGCAGAGCGTCGCCCGTCATAATGTACTGAACGACTTCGGTAACTTCACGACGGCGCACTTGCCCGCCAATGTCCTTGTAGACCTTCAGCATTTCGCCGCCGGTCATTTCCTGGCCGTCTTCTGCGATCCAGACCTTGCGCTTTTTCTTGCACCAGTATTCGGCAACACGAACGCGCTCGCCTTCAATCCAGCCGGACCAACCGTCGCCGTTCGCCGTTTCCCAATTGGTCGGCACTGCGTCAGGCCATTCAGCCTCGAATGCGTCCTTCGAATACCACTGCGTCACAAAGCAGAACCGGGCGTCCTCTCGCGTTTCTTGCGATGCGTCAGGATCCCAATAGACCGACAGCGGATCGCGGATAGGCTCGACGGCTAACTCTTGCTCGTCGCTGATTTCGTCAATGTACCGCGTGGCAATGCGGAAGTGCCCGATGCCGCATGTGACAGACTGCGATCCAGCTTGCGTATAGTGCCGCGTCGCGCCGCTTGTCTGCTCAATATGCCGGATCAGGCCAGTGAGTACGTCTGCCGTTTCATCGTCCGCATCATCATCAGCAGGCCGAACCCGAATGGCGGGCCGGTTCTGCTTCATGTCGCCGGTCACTTGGCGCACGAACTGAGGCAGTCGGTTGATTGTCAGGCATGGACGGCCATTAGTCCGGCGCGCGCTTTCAACGGCTTGGGGCCATTGTTCGCCAGCCATGAACTTGAAATCGTCCAGCGCCTCGTCACGGTTTTCGCGGTCGAACTCAACCGCCGTTTCAAATTGTTCGCGGGCCGTTCGAAGTAAGTCTTGCTGCGCCTTATGGTTCATCAGCCGACAAACCCGACGTTTGAGGTGAAATCGCCGCCGTACAACGGCTTCGGTGCGGTCTTGGTCTTGCCCTTCGGGAACAGATCAGTCATCCCCCACACAAGCGCGTCAACGCGGTCTGGCGATCCTTCGCCTTCATAGCCCGCTGCTGTCATCTGACACATTTGCGCCTCCAATTCCGGGAACGCTCCAACGTGGGAGACATTGCCGAGGCTGTATTGGGCGGAGATAGGTTCGGCCCGAACGTGCTTGCCGCGTGATGCGTGAACGCGTCGGATGGGTAAGTCAGGCCGATAGGCGCGCAACGTATGCTCGCACATGTCGCCACCTTGATTGACCTCGATTACAACCGAATCCGCGTCCCATTTGTCGTAAAGTGCGATGGCCCGTTTGGCCCATTGTTCCGGCTTGCCTGCCAGCGTTCCGTCTTCCAGCACATAAGCGCGGTCGTCAGCGCCTCTGCCCGCCACGACAACGCCGTGATGGTTGCTTAATTCCTCAGAACTCACAGCCGGGTCGATGGAAACGACAATGCGCTCCATGTCCGGCGCTTCAGCCCTGCGGCCTTCGTTGATCGTCGCCATGTCCCAGATTGCGCCGACGACGGCGGGTTCATATTCGCCATCCCAGATGTGAGCATAGCGAACGGGGTTGCTGGCGCGGTCGTGTTCGCGTTCGGCCTTTAGTTCATCTGGAAAGAATGGATTGTCGTCATAGTTTACGCGGTTGATGCTGCTATTCGGCGGCGGTGTATCGCCTCGCAAGAAGCGGTCAATCGCGTCTGATGCAGCGCGCGGGTTCCATGTAAATATCAGCTTGGAGCCGGGCTTGCGGATTGTCGGGCGTAAGATTTCCAGTGAGCGGGCCGTGAACGTTTGGGCTTCTTCGCCCCAGAAGATATCAACGCCTTCGAACGATTTGATGCTGTCGATGGTCTGGTCGCTCATTCCAGCGAATAGGAACGTGGTTCCGTTCGGCGCGCGTATTTCATCCCGCGTTGACGAATAGAAGTTTTGCAGGTGCAGCGCTTCTATCTTGTCGTCCAAAAGCAACTTCACGCTGTCCTTGATCGACTTCTGCACTTCACGCCCGCAAAGGACGCGGATAGATGATTTCGTGCCTAGCCCAAGCAATCCAGCCGCAACGCTGTGCGACTTAGCTGATCCTCGACCGCCCCAGAAGCCAACATAGCGGAACGGCTCGAACATCGGCAGGAATGGCTCGGGGAAGTCATGGACATTATCCATTC